GGCTTGCGCCTCCCGTGCGTTTGACCGCACACACTCTGTATCACGAGGTTTATGAAGTACAGGCCTTAAAACCTGTTAACCTACGAATACGTTCAACTCATTAGAGCCTTCTAGGGGGAAGTCAATTATACCCCTTTCCTAAAAAGGCTAACGCAGTCTTCTGCGATGATGAGTACGCTTTAGCAGAGAAAAACCATGCGAACCCGCCAGAAATCCCAGGATACGGAAAAGTACTATGTCGCGAACTATGACTGGACAATCGACCCGACACCTTCGTGTCTAGGTTGGGAGTCCCATAAAACGCTAATTGGTACTGACTGTATCGGAGGGTCCTATATTGAGGACTTAACTGGTGGACGATGGGATAAACCTGCTTTTCATGTTAAATGGAACACAACCCTGGGAGCTTATCGGGAAGACTTCGAGCACGATGCGTACAACATAGGTATCGGCAGGTGCCCCACGAATCATCGAGGGACCACACTTGACATACCTGCGCACGATGTTATCGAAATTTCCAAAGGCTGCTCCATTCCCTATCCAAACCCGAGTCAAGCTGATGCTTGGGACCGTTGGATTAATCCTAAAGGCCAGAACTTTACTGAGACCATACTCGGTTTAAGCGAATGTAAATCGCTGTTCACGTCGATTAAGGGTCGTTTGTCATACCTCTCAAATGTTCCGAAGGCTATACGCGGTTTACCCCGGGGTTTACACCCCCGAGCGGCTGCTAAGGCTTTCAAAAACATGGTCGAGGGGACTCTAAGCTCCTACCTAGAGTGGGAATTCGCTTGGAAGCAAACGGGTGAAGACTTGTCAAATCTAGCAATGCTAGCATTAGAGCTAAAAACTCAGCTCGACAAGGTCAGGAACGGTGAAGGTAGCATAGTGCGAGTCGGTTTTAAACGAACTGGTTCCGCGAACTACACTACTCCTCTCTACGCCGTCAAGGCAACGGGAGAGAGTAGGTATACGGTGAAGCTAAGTTACTTCTACAGCTTTTCTGGATACTCAGCCGCGGTGTCTCTCGACGATAGCGTGAGAGAGATATTGAAGTACATCAGCGCTACGCAAAGCTACATGGGACTAAATCGGTCTGCTGCGGATGCGTGGGCAATCATGCCTGCCTCTTGGGTAATCGATCAGTTTCTGCCTATAGGAGACATACTCTCTGACCTAGGTGGAGGCAACAGTTTCATGGGAGTGACACCCGTAGTAAATTTCCACGGTAGCAACTTTTCTCAAAAACTCCAATTCTCGATAACTCGGGAAGGTCCCAAATTAACTGGATCAACTGGAGTCATGGGAGGGTACTACTATGTTGAGTCTGAAGATGCAGTCGCAAAGGGTACGATTTATCGTCGTATACCTAGTGCTTCAGCTCCCCCAGCCATTTCAATCCGCAATAGGAAAACCGGTGTATCAAACACCGCGAAAGCCTATGGTGGACTCGTGGGCAGCAGTAAAATTGGAAAACGTCGCTGAGGAGCTTCGAATTCCTTTTGAGCAGGTGAATTGCCTGCGTGCTGTTTTATTTCATGTTTTGTCCTTTTGGTGTGAGAGTTTTACCATGTCATTGATCTTCCCAACTTTTGACCCTGCAGCCACGTATTCCTTCAAGGATGTCGGCCAGTACGTATCGGACGATAGTACCGCTACCGTAATGGCTACGATGGATGTAAAAAGCCAGTTAAAACCTGGTGGGATTGGAAGTTACGTGATTCGAGCAGATCACCTTATGGTCAGCACAGCTGGCGTACTGGAAAAACAGCTCGCGATATACACGGTAATCCGGGGTAACCTGGAAGAGTATGACCTTGCTTCAAAGCATATCATCCTCGATCGTGTTCACGGCATGTTCACTGACACCAACATTACGCGTTTGGAGCGTGGTGAACGGTAGGTAAGGGTGGAGGCTATAAAGCCAACACTGGTGAACGGATCTAAATTTGTCTTTCTTCTCCTCTTCCGTATGGATCTATGGGGAACCTAAGATGAAAAGCCATCCAGTGTTAAACGTCCAACGTGCCATAATCCGCTTCCGCTTGAGGTTCCTAATCTCAAGTATTGTGGTAAACTGGTATCTGCGCCTCATAAACGCAGTCGCTAGCAAGGGGTTAACCTTTGTGATGCGGGATTTTGGATGTGATGAAATGGACGTATGTACTTTAGAGAAGAGAGCGCGAAATGAAGACAACTTCATCACAGAGCTACTCCCCAATTTGGGTAAGGCTTTTGACCGCTCCCTTGATATGGGGTATATGCTACCTGTTGATCAATTCGAGCAAGATGACGGTGGACGTCCACTTTTCCTGGGACCCCAATTTCGAGGGGTTTTCGGAGATGATGGACGACTACTTGATGATGCTCCCGCCGGACTTGTACGAACCATTCGACAAGTATGCTTCTACGCGTACAAGTTGGATCTTCCTTACGAAAGCGCTAAAAACCAACGCGTAATCGACAATTTCAAGCGGACCGAAGAAGAGCTCGGAGGGCGTGATAGCCTTCCTAGCGAAAACGTGGGCGATCCCTTCCACATGTGGACGGATGAACTCAATCGAAAAGTACCAACTGACCCGCAAAGTTTCCTTGCTTCAGCGCTTGTTCAGCAAGTCTTCTTGGATTATCAACCCAAGAATTTGAAGCCGAAACACGGACCGGGTGTAACAGCAAACGTCTCAACCCACCAAAAGTGGTCGGCCAAGCTGTCTGATGGTTGCCCAGTCGGGGATTTAGCCAGTCTGTACTGGTTCAATGAAACCGATGCATTTAGTCGTCTTAATAGGTTCCCCACATGGGAATCTACATCTCTATTCCGCGTCAATCAAAACGCAATTGCCAAAGTCATCCTTGTTCCAAAAGATTCAAGGGGTCCTAGGCTCATTTCGGCCGAGCCTGCGGAACGCATGTTCCTACAGCAAGGGATTAAAAACGAAATGGTAGAGATGTTGCAACGACACACGCTAACAGCGGGACACGTCAACTTTGACGATCAGACTGTTAATCGTGAAAAAGCACTTGAGTCATCCAAGACTCGTTTTTGGGCTACGATAGATCTCAAGGACGCGAGTGATCGTGTCTCCATAGATCTTGTTAATTTGTTTTTCGGTGAAACCTTGCTCCGCCAGCATATGATGCTGGTAAGGTCGGAATATTCTGCACTCCCTAATGGAGATTTAGTCAAGTTACGCAAATACGCCCCGATGGGATCAGCTTTATGCTTCCCAACGCTAGCGACTTGTGTATGGGCTATTGCAGTTACCGCCGTGGCTTCGAGCTGCGGTTCTTTGGAGACCTCCTTGGGTTCAGTTTACGTTTATGGCGACGACCTCATTGTTCCCGCGAGTTCCGCTTCTTTGGTGACTGAGTCACTTGAGAAATACGGGCTTCTTGTTAACCGTGATAAATCGTTCATTGGCGGCCGTTTTGCGGAGTCGTGTGGGATGGATGCCTTCGATGGCGTCTGTGTCACCCCGATTAGACTCAAAACCCTCGCCTCCCTGTATTTGGAGGACAAGCAAGGCCTGGTTAAAGCTATGGTGGCTCTCACAGCTCACGCTGGGGAGTTGCAACGAGGCGGATTAAACACCGCAGCAGAATATTACTACTCTCTCGTTGAGACGGTTCTCGGACCGTTACCATACGCTACAGATACGTCACCATACTTAGGCAGACTAACAACTGCCGAAGCGTGGCCAGCACTCCAAGGGGAGTGGTTAGACAGGGCGAGAAAGGAAGGGCGCTCAAAGAGTACCCGGAATTTCGTCGCGTGGCAAGTCAGATCAGAAACGATCGTAGACGAGGCCACTGATCCATGGGCGCACATGTACAGAACCCACTCATCGTGGGGGTCTGGAGAAGTTATTAAGTGGGGTACGTTTGAAATCCCCAGAAAATTTATCCTCCAGCAACGTACGTTTAAGGGTAATACCTTCTCGTGCGGTGTGTATCCTGTGCCTGAATGGGTTAAGTCGTTGGGGATTGGATCCCGATGATGTTTCCCCCTCCTTTACGAGGTTAAACTGAATATTGGCATCGCATGAGCGGTGGCGCGGTCAAACGCGCAACGTGGGAC